GGAAACGGTTGGACAGTAGATGTTATTTCACATATATTCAAAGGCATGACTATATGAACATGGCGTTTAAGTCATGGGTGATTGAGCATCAACTGAGAGAGGAAGAGTTAATGAAACAAAAAACCGAAAGCAAAGACAAGACAAACAAACAAAAGAAAAAGTGCCTCACTTGTAACAGTCCTTTCGAAAGCAAAGGAAAGTTCAATAGAATTTGCAATGATTGCAAAAGAACTGAATACTGGGGTACAGGAAATGACTATAGGATAATTGTATAATGATAGAAAAAGAACTAATAAAATTGCTGCTTAAAAAAGATTTTTATACAAAAAACAAAGCAAAGTTATCAAAAGAATTATTTACGAATGGCACAGGCGATTTGTACAATACGATTGCAAGAGCACATCAAGATTCTGAAAATGACTTAACTTTAAATGAAGTATCTACGCTATATACAGATGTAGATAATCCAGCTCTTACGAGAGTGGCAAAACAAAATTTTCAATCTCTGATTGAAGATATCCAAAATGCATCTTTACCGAATGAAAAGATAGCTAACAATATATTAGAGTCGCTACATAAGCGAAGACAAGCAAATAGAATTGCAGTGTTAGCTACTGAAATCTACAATGGTAAAGATGCAGACTTCTCAGAAATAAAAAAATGTTTAGAAACTTCTATAGATGATGTAGGAGATGACTATGAATATATTACCTCTGATGTGGGCGAGTTAGTTGAACAATTGAAGGACAACACAAGATTTAAATTCAACCTGAAACCTTTGCAAGAACGGGTGCATGGCGTAGGTGACGGTAATCTTGTGATTATTTTTGCTCGCCCCGAAAGCGGGAAGACTGCGTTCTGGGTAAACCTGATCGCAGGCCCGCAAGGTTTTGCAGCGCAAGGTGCAAAAGTCTGTGCTCTGATAAATGAGGAGCCTGCTATTAGAACACAGATGAGACTAATCAATGCACATACAGGTATGACATTTGATGAAATCAAACAAGATATCTCCCTGGCAAATAAAAAATGGGCAGAGATCAAAAAAAATGTCAGTATCCTTGATACTGTGGATTGGGATTTAGCTAAAGTTGATGAATTAGTAGCGAAAGAAAAGCCTGATATAATAGTAGTTGACCAACTAGATAAGGTTGGCGTAGCAGGAAACTTCGCTCGTACTGATGAAAAACTTAGGGCTATCTATACAGGTGCGAGAGAGATTGCAAAAAGGAATAGTTGTTGTGTTATAGCGATCTCTCAAGCATCTGCTGATGCACAAGGCAAACTTGACATAACCTTTGATATGATGGAGAATAGTAGAACAGGTAAAGCTGCAGAAGCAGATATTATTATTGGTGTTGGGTACAGAGATAAGGTAGACATGGATAAAAACTTGAGAGGATTAAATATAACTAAGAATAAAATCACAGGTTGGCATGGCATGATACCTTGTATGATTGTACCAGAATTGTCGAGGTATGAAGAATGATTGATAAAGTAAAAGATATAATTATAGAAGAAACCAGGGCACAGATTGCCTGTATGTTAAATGAATTGTGGCACAGCAGATTACCTAAACTTCATTGGTCTAATGTTGTTAGAAGTAAGAAGTATGTTTGCTATGCCATAAAATATAAACAGGCAGTTATTGGTGCAGCTATTTGGTCTTCTCCTGTAGCTGCCAATAGATTAAAAAATGGTTTTGATATGTTAGAGTTAAGAAGACTAGCACTATCAGATGTATGTCCTAAAAATACAGCTACTTATGTTATATCACAGATGGTAAAAAATATAAAAGTAAAGTTCCCTGATTTGATAAAACTAATATCATATCAAGATAAAGAAGTTCATCTAGGAACTATTTATAAAGCTAGTAATTGGACTGCTGCTTCTGATGTGCGACTATTAGATTGGAATCATTCTAAAAGAAAAAGAAATGCGTTACAATCTACAGCACCAAAAATAAGATGGGAGTATAACATATGATAACTGTATTTGATGTAGAGACTAGCTTTCAAGTTACAGATGAAGGCAAACTAGATCCTTCATCTAAAAATCCTGATAACTTTTTAATATCTATGGGATTAAATGATGAGTATATATTTTTTAAACATAGAGAATACAAAGATACTCCTGATAGAAAAACTGTGCAACAAATGCTAGATAACACTACACTTTTAGTTGGACATAATATAAAGTTTGATTTGATTTGGTTATGGGATTCCGGGTTTACTTATAAAGGTAGAGTCTATGATACAATGGTAGGCGAGTATGTTTTAAACAGAGGTATGAAGAAAAGTTTAAAACTAAAAGACTGCTGTATCAGAAGAGGCGTGACACAAAAGTCAGATCTGATGGAAGGGTTTATTAAAAATAAAACTTCATTTGAAAATGTACCTATCAAGATGCTAGAAGAGTATGGCAGGTTTGATATTAAATCTACAAGAGCCTTGTTTGATTCTCAGATAAAACAATTCAAGATAGAAAAAAATAAAAAGCTTATCAAGACTACAAAGATGATGTGTGAGTTCCTGGTTGTGTTAGCAAAGATGGAAAACAATGGTATTTTCATTGATAATCAAGCACTTTTACAGGTTGAAAAAGACTTTCAAGAAGAGCATGATCAGTTGCGTGTAGAGTTAGATGAGATTATTTATGAGAAAATGGGAGACACTAGTATCAATCCATCAAGTCCAGAACAATTATCTTGGTTAATCTATGGTGCAAGAGTCACTGATAAAAAGAAGTGGGCACTACAATTTAATTTAGGTATAGATAAACTTACAAAGAAACCAAAGAAAAGATTTTCATATTCTAAATTAGAACTAAAAAAGATTTGTCAAATGTATTTAAATCCTATCTACAAAACAAAGGCAGAGCAGTGCAGCTCTTGTAATGGTAAAGGGTTTATACAGAAAATGAAAGTAAATGGAGAACCTTTTAAAAATTTAAGTAAGTGCCCGGATTGTTCTGCAAAAGGTTTTGTATATAAAGATACAAAAGAAAGAGCAGGGTTTGGCGTTATTGCAGACTCATACATGGATGCAGCAGAGGGTGGATTTAAAACTGATAAAGGTACATTGTTAAAGATTGGTGCAAAAGCTAATGATGAGTTAAGAAACTTTGTAGAAAAGATATCCAGGTACAATGCTCTTGATACATATTTAAAAACTTTTGTTGAAGGTATAAAGAAACATAAAACAAAAAATAATTATTTATACCCTAACTTTATGCAATGTATTACTAGCACAGGTAGATTATCTAGTCGTGATCCTAACTTCCAAAATCAACCTAGAGGCGGTACGTTTCCTATTAGAAAAGTTATAAGATCAAGATTTGATAATGGTAAAATCATGGAGATTGATTTTGCACAATTAGAATTTAGAGTCGCTGTCTTCTTATCAAAAGATAGACAGGGATTAAAGGATATAAAGAATGGTGTAGATGTGCATCAATTTACTGCTAATACTATTGGGTGTGATAGACAAAATGCCAAGGCACATACCTTCAAACCTTTGTATGGAGGTATGTCTGGCACTGATGATGAGAAAAGATATTACACAGCATTCTTACAAAAATATCCTGATATAAAAGTTTGGCATGACAAATTGCAAGATGAAGCCATACGACACAAAGTCGTGACGCTACCTACAGGTAGACAATATGCTTTTCCATCTGCAGAACGTATGCCATGGGGTGGCTCAAGCTTTTCAACACAGATAAAAAATTATCCTGTGCAGGGTCTAGCCACTGCTGACATTGTTCCTCTAGCGTGTATCCTTTCTCAAAAATTGCTAGAGGACAGTGGCACAAAGAGCATCTTAATCAATACTGTACACGACTCTATTGTAGCTGATGTTTTTCCTGGTGAGGAAAAGATCGTAGCTGATTGTCTAAAAAATGGTTGTCTTGGTGTTGTTGATAAAATGAGAGAAATGTATGGTGTTGATTTCGATGTTCCACTAGATGTAGAAATAAAGGCAGGATCTAATTGGTTAGATACCTCTGTTTTTGTTTGACAAAATTATTATATATGGTAATATAATATTATAAATTAGCACAGGAGGTGCGAATATGAGTAACGAAGTACGAGCATTTGATAATCTCAGCACAGAAGAGATTATGAAAATGACAGGGCAAGATGATGGATCTCAGATGGGATCAGGAACTCTGCCTAGATTAACAATTAACAGAGCTGCAGAAGATGATGACGGCAATGCTCTGAGAGCAGGTGTCTATACTATCTTTGATCCTGAATCAGAAGATAGAGTGTATGGTTTAAAAGATAAACCTGCACAATTTAGACCGTTCATAAATGCATATCAATACATGGAGTATGACTCTAATGATAATAAATATGCATCAACATCTGTGATATTTAAATCATGGAAGGATGAACCTATCGACACAAAAGGAGGAGTCAGATGTGGTAAAGTAATCGGTAAAGATAAAGACCAGTTAACTGATGCAGAAATAGCTGCACAGAAAAACATTAAATGTTATAGACTTGTATATGGTTTATTGAGTATGGACTGTACAAAAGCAAATGGTGAGCCTACTTCTGTTAAAGATATGCCTGTTCTTTGGAGGGTAACAGGTATGAACTTCAAACCTATTGGGGAAACATTAAAAGGTTTGAAAGGCAGAAACAGCTTGATGTTTAATCATGTTCTCAATCTTTCTGCAAAAAGAAAGAAAAGTGGTGACAATATATTCTACATAGCATCTATTGATGTCGGTGATAAACAGGTTGAGTTTACTAAAAAAGATTTAGAATATATGGATATGTTCAATGATCTCATCACTGAAGAGAATACCAGGGTAAGCGAACAATGGAAGCAAGCTAATGCGTCTAATACTAAAGATGCAGAGAGTGCTAAAGTTGTGGAGGCTGTAACTGAGGAGTCACCAGAAGAGTTCTTATCCACATAATGTCAAGTACCATATTAAATAGAGTACAAGTATTTCTTACAGAGGCTAATAAAGCCTCTGTAGATATTTCTAGCACAATTGTAAATGAGTTTGGAGAAGCGTGTAAAGCTGCTTTCAGAAGACAATTTACAGATCCTAAAGATAAAAAATTCAGAATAAGAATGTCTAGTATTGGCAAACCTTTATGCCAATTACAAATGGAAAAATCAGGTGCCGAGCCTGAACCTATGCCTTATAATGCTAAGATGAGAAATCTATTTGGGGATTTAATTGAAGCATCTGCTGTCGCTATCTTAAAAGCTGCAGGTATTAGAATAGAAGATTTACAAAAAGAAGTTAAGCTAAAGCTAGGTAAAAATAATATCAAAGGCACTTATGACGTAAAAATACACAATAAAATTTGGGATATAAAAAGTGCATCACCTTTTGCATTTGATCATAAGTTTGGAGATGAAGGAGGCTTTGACGCTATATTAAAACAGGATACATTTGGCTATGTATCCCAAGGATATTTATATGCTAATGCAGAAGATACAGATTTTGGTGGTTGGATAGCTATCAATAAATCTACAGGAGAATGGGCAATAACAGAAACGCCTTTGTCCGATGAAAAATATTCTAAAGATGCTATTGAACTAGCACAAAAGAATATAGAGGCGTTAGAATCTAACGCACCATTTAAAAGAATGTTTGAAGATGAAGAAGAAACATTCAATAAAAAACCTACAGGTAATAGAGTGCTAGGACTAGAGTGTAGATTCTGCCCATATAAAAAACCATGTTGGGGTAAAGAATTACAATACCTACCACAGCAACAATCAAAGGCATTAAATCCAAAATGGGTTTGGTATACTAAATTAGATAACCCTAGATTAGAGGAGGAGCAAGATGCCTGATCAAAAAAAGAAACCTATTTTTATATCAATAGATCCTACAGACACAGGATATGAGTGCAATGTTTTACCGCCTGTTGATATGCCAAAAGTAGAGAACTATGCAGTAGCACTAACAATG